AAGCGCCGAATCGGGGCAGCCGTGAACCCGTTGCCTCGATTCGGTTCCCAGCAAGCACAGACCCACACAACTACTCAGTACGAGGGAAGGTGCCAGCAATGGCGACGAAGGAGCAGTTCGAGAAGCGCATTTCGGTGCGGCAGACCCGGCTCGACAAGCTGAGCCCGAAGCTCACCGTTCTCGACGAGAGGGTCGAGAAGTTCGACGAGGACACGAAGAACCGGCGCGAGAAGCTGACGGAGCGGCGCGACCGCACGAAGAAGCGCGTCGATCAGCTCAAGCGTGAGATCGAGTGGTACAAGAACGCGCCGGTCAACGGCGTCGAGGACAGCGAGCCGGACCAGACCGACGACGAGGGCAACCCGGCCGGCGAGCCCGACGACGGCGACGAGGACACCGACACGGACAGCGACGGCGAGACCGACGACGACACCGACTCGGGTGACGACAACGGCGACGAGTCGGCCGAGCCCGTCACGGTCAGTCGGCAGCGCGACGAGCGCGGGCACTTCCTGCCGGCCAGCGTGTAGATCAGTACGGCGGTACCGTTCCCTACTGAGCGGAGGGTGTGTGACCCTCACAGCACGGCCACACACCCACGGCGGACCCCGGCGTTCCTAACCCCCCAAGGTTGGAGGGCAACGCGTCCCCCCGTGCGCGAAACCCTCGCGCCGGGGTCCGCTTCACCCATCCCGAACGCGCACCGACACAGAAAGGCGCTGATACGCCGTGAACAAGCGAGCGGCGCGCATCGGGCGGTATCTTCCGCCCGGTGTGCTCCCTCCCCCGATCAGCGACGAAGAGCGCGAGCAGTGGTCGACTCTGTGCTCTATCGCCACCGATGCCGGGCTGTGCCCGCAGCCTGCTATCGATCCCTCTCAACCGGTGAAACTCTGTCAGGTTCACACGTCGGTCATCCTGACGCAGACAATCAACCGACTCCGGGCACAGTTCGAGACCGACAACGAAATCGACCACCCTGGGGGACAGGATGAGCGAGCCTGAAGACACAGGCGACATCTTCGAGCAGACACGCAAGTCGCAGCCCGGAACATGGCCGACTTCTGCGATGGATCTCATCAACGAAGCGCCTCCGGATCAGCCCGGAGTTCGAGTCGGTGCACCTCCGGTCGACGGAGACGATCCTGACTTCGCGTACATACCGGCCCCGGATGAGTCGGTCGGGCTCGTCGGCAAGGGGCAGGAACCCCCGATTCGGGTCACGGCCGACAACGGGGCAGCGACGTTCACGGCGTTCGCGCGGATCGACGGCGCAATCGGTTTCTTCGAGCTGAACACGTCGGGACCGGCTGCGTACATCGAGCGCATGATTCACGCGTTCGCTGACAACTTCGCGGAGGAACTCGCGAACTCGAAGGAGTGACGAGCGATGAACCCGTTCCTGTATCAGCTCGTCTGTGCAGTCACGGCGCTCGCATTCCTCGTCGGTCTGCGACTCGCCGGCCGGCTTGCACTGAACAGCGTTCGTCGCGTCATCCCGCACAAACGCAGGGGAAGGAAAACAGCATGAGAAAGAGAATCATCTCGGCAACGCTCGCCGTGTTCGCAAGCATCGGCTTCGTACTCGCCGGTCCGGTCAACCCGGCGCACGCTTCGGGGGTGGTGGTGGGCTCGACGGCGAACGGGCACTACTGCCACGGCAATAACTGCGCGCTCGGAGAGGCGACGGTGAGCGTCTCGCTTCGCTTCTTCGTGAGCGACACGGGAATCGTCGAAGGCACCGAAGCACAGTGCGTGATCCACGATGTCAGGGGCATTACTCGGGTGCAAGTGGATTCGTGCCGTGAGGGTGTCGTCGGTGGGGTCACGCTCGCTACCGGCGGACCGGTGAACAACGCCACCGATGCAACGGTCGTATCACCGAACTCGCCTCAGTACGTGGCAACGATCCGCTTCCCGGGCGACACGACAGGCTTCTCCGTCAAGGCTGTCGGTAATTTCTCGATCCGATGGTCTGACGGTCAATTGGCGACGCCGGGCGACTTCTCATCCGCTACGAACGGGCCGTTCTCGTGCTCGTCGAACGGTGCTGGCGGCTGCCAGTACGCGACGCTGTTCGCCTAGTTCGCAACGCAAAGAGAGCCCGGCACCGAACCCCGCGAAGGGAACGGTGCCGGGCTCTTCGTGTCTCTGAGCGTGTCTATCAGACCGGATCGACCGGCCGGGGTGGGAGTACCGGAGCCGGCACGTTCGCGCCGCTCTGATCGATGTAGGCGGGCTGCTTGCGGGCTCCGAGAAGCAGACCGAAGACCGGCCACTTCGATTCGAGCAGGCGCGCGAGCGCGTAGTACAGCGCGATCACAGCGGGGACGAGCCACGCGTTCACGGCGTTCCCGTACTGCGTCAGATCGAGACCCTTGCTCGCTCCCCATGCGAGCGCCGTGCCGACGATCGCCGGCACGACGGTTCGGATCAGGGAGATGATGAAGTCGCTGAACGACGGCAGCGGAGCCGGGGTCGTCATGGGGTCGGCTCCGGGTCAGCCGGGGCAGCCGGGGCATCGGTCCCCACCGTCAGGCGCAGATCGAGGTTCTCGAACCCGGCGCTCACGGCGTCGTCGAGAGTCTGCTTGATCTCGTCGACAGAGATCGGGGAACCCTGCGCGTCAGCGAGCTTCGCGACTGCTGCGATCAGAGCCGTCTCACGTGCCGTCGACTCGACGATGAACTTGCTCAGTTTCTTGTTCACCGTCTGAAGATTGTCGGGGTGCGTGTCGGGCTTCGCGTCTGTCCGGTCATCTCCGAACATGAGCAGCGCAGTGGATTTACCCACTAGCTTTGAAAGATCACCGATCGCCTTCATGATGTCGTCAGCATCGGACACGCTGATTTCTCCTTCGGTTGTGCCGTTCGGGTTGAGGTACCAGAACCGCACGCGTTCCATGTACCACGCGTACGGGAAGTTCGGACCGGGGTCCGAATGGGTTGTTCCGCCGAGAGCAAGCCTGATGTCGTTGTGTGTGCAGAAGCCCTTGACGGTCTTCTTCGCGACTTCCGAGACGGTCAGCCACCGGCAATCAGCGAGCGACCATCCCCGTTCGTGTGCTCGCTGTGCCGAGCGGCGAGCCGACCGGTCGAGCATCGCCCGGCCGTTGGCCGAAAGCCACTGCGCTTGAGTCAGGCTGACCGAACCGCAGTGTTCCGAGCCCGTGCTGAGCCCGTTCCCGTTCGGCCCGACGTGATAGGGAACGGTGTGCTCGTCGAGCATCTTCACCCCGTCGATGGGGTCGAAGATGTCGGTCGCGCTAGTTCCTGCCTTCGGTCCGCCGAACCATGCCGGACCGGCGAGCGCCTTCGCGTTCCCCGGCGACATCGGTCCCTCTGTCGAGTGGATGACGTGAAACGCCGGGGGGTCGGTGTGGAACTTGCCGCCGTGCGAGTACGCCGGCATGACGGCGGTGTACACGGGTTCAGTCACTCGGGTTCGCCTCCGGATCGTCGAGACCGTTCAGCTCGTCGAGTATCTCCGGGGGCAGCACGTGACCACCGGAGCCGCTTTCGTATGTCGCGTCGTACTCTTCGTCGGTCAGCTTCCGCCCCGGATCACCGATCAGCGGGGAAATGTTCGGGTCGTGGTCGTGGTCCGGACCCTTCGTCATCAGAGTCTCCTTCTCTGTCATCGTTGCCGTTGTCGTCGTGACGGTCTCTCCGCTGTGCGCGGAGGAGTAGCCACGTCATGTTGATGAGCACGAGAGCGACCGATACTCGGATTGCGAGCGCAACCCATCGAGCCGTGTCGCTAATGAAGAAGTGCGGCCAAATCAGCGCGACAACGCCGAGAGAGTACGTGATCGCGATGATGCTCATCAGCGCCATGATTGAGCGGCCGGTACTACTGTATCGCCACGAGGAACGGAATCCGTACAGCACGACGAAAACGATCGAGGCTGCGAGCCCGACGTAAAACGAGACTCGCAGGAGGGTATTCAGCACGTTCACGATCTCCTATGTCGGCCGTCGAGACATCGCAGCGCGCCAATCCGCCGCGAATCCATTGCGAGCCCGTAGTACGCGCAGAGAACTCGCCGTCGCCCGTACAGACGGATCGCGCGCCTGCGCATGACGCAGACTCAGCTCACTCGCTAGCCGTGCCTGCCGAGCTTCGTCGAGTGACGTACCGTGCTCTTCCTCATCGGTCACGGGCTCTAGCCTCTCGATAGGCTTACGGCGGAACAATCGCATCGGGTCTCACTGCCCTTTCGCTGCGGTCTTCAGCCCGCGAAGCGCTGCGTCGGTTGTCCGGGCAAGTTCAAGCAATTCGTCGATCTGCTTCTCTTGCAGATCGCCGCGAGCCCGTTCGGCAGTCCATGCAGCGCGCCACTCTTCTTCACGACTGCGAGAGTCGTCGAGCCGTTCGGATTGAACGGCAGCGACTCGATCGTTCGCCGCTGTGATCTGATCGACGGTGGCTTTCGGGACGAGCCACCCCCGGTAGACCGCGAGCACGGCAAACGCGATCAGCGTGACGAGCGCGCCGCTCGGAGCAAGCGGAGCGAGCTGTTCGAGACCCCCCACGGTCCGAAATCCTTCCGCGTACGTCGTTCACGGTGTACTGTCGAGACAACGTGAGACATCGGTTCCCATCCCACGGAGCAAGTCATGCCTTCTCTCAAGTCGAAGCGGTACAGCCCGTTCAGCCCGGCCGGGATGATCTACGTCGTGTGCCGGTCGTGGTTCCGATACTTCGTCACCGGTCAGAGCGTCACCGGTCGGCGAGGCGATAACGCGAGCTTCCTTCATGCAGCCACGAAGGATGATCGCGGGAAGCCGGTCGAGCGGCTCAGTGGTCCGATCTGGCAGCGCCTCGCGCGTCGGTGGGCAGCCTTCGGGATGCCGCTTCTGTTTACGGCGTTCATCGGAGTGAGCGCCGTTGCGCGCTTCGTCTGCCGGTTGTTTGGGGTCACGACCCCGACTTTCTTCGAGCTGCCGTGGCTGTACGTGCTCGTCGGGTGGGAATCGCTCGTTCTCATCACGCTCGGCGGTTTCGGATACGCCGTGTTCTCGTCATGGTGGAAAGCGCGCCGCGAGATCAATGAGTTCGTAATCCCTGCGTGGCAGGCAGCCTGCGCGATTATGGGCACGGCTTACCACCGTCGCGACGCGCGCCGCATGGTCGAGCTGCCCGAAGGCTTCGCCGTGGTCGACGAGAAGGGAGCAGACGAGCCCGGCATGTGGGGTCGGATCGCTGACCGGCTGATGCGCGATCGCCGGCAGCGGGCAGCGCTGAGCCGGGCCGAGAAGGAGGCTGCGCAGCCCGATCAGGGGGGTACCGACACACCCCCGGGGACCGACATTGCCGTACAGCGTTCACACCCGATCAGCCGGTACTTCGGCCGGAAGATCATCCCTGACACGGAGACGCCGGCCGAAGCGCCGGAGCCGCCCCCGGTTCGGATCTTCCTGTTCCCCGGCCGGGTGAGTTCGGAGCAAGACCGGAAACGCTTCGCTGCCGCTCTCGGCCCCGTGCTAGGGATGCCCGAAGTCAAGTGCGCGTGGTACCCGAAGGGCTCGCGCCCGTACGTCGAGATCCGTCCGCAGCTCGCGCCGCCCCCGGCCGTCAGCTTCGATCAGATCCGGAAGCATCTCGTGAAGGCGCCGCTAACTGCGCCGTTCATGGGTCTCGCCCCCGGTAATCACCCGGTCGGCATCGATCTCGACAATAACTCGCCACACACCCTGATCTCCGGAGGCTCCGGCACCGGTAAGTCGGTTCTGCTGAAGAACTTCCTTGCGCAGCGAATGCACAACGGAGCCGGTGTCGTCATGCTCGATTACAAGCGCGTCTCTCACCGTTGGATGCACAATCTCGACGGCTGTGTGTACGCGTGGCGACTTGCTGAGATTCACGCGATGCTGTGCGCGGCCGGCGAGGAACTCGCTCGTCGACTTGAGAACGTGCTTCCGCCCGACGACGACATTGATGCGGAAATGCAGCAGTTCCCGACGATCGACATCGTTGTCGAAGAAATCAACTCGACGACGAAGCTACTCGATGCGTACTGGCGGACCGTGCTCGACGGCAAGGGAACGAGCCCGGCGATCACGTCGCTGATGACCCTCGTCAACATGGGTCGGGAATACTGCATGCACGTATGGATTGCCGCACAGCGCGCTTCTGCTTCCGTGTTCGGTAACAACGGAGGCGACCTGCGCGAGTCGTTCCAGACTCGCCTTATGGCGAAGTGGTCTGTGCAGACATGGAAAATGCTCGCCGGCAATGCGCAGTATCGTCGCTTCGTCGGTGGTCGTGGGGTGTGGGCACGCGTTCAAGACGATGAAGTCGAGATCGTGCGTGTGCCGCTTTGGACAACCAAGGAAGCGCGCGAGTGGGCGATGTCCGGCACTCCCTGCCCGGCGATCGTGCTTGCCGGTGGCGCACACCGGGTCGGGGGCGACTCCCTGACGATCGAGCCGGACATCGGTCCGCAGCTCGTAACGTTGTCCGCCGCACTGCCGAGCCTGCCCCCGGACAACCGGGGTCGGACACTCTCGATCGACGGACTGCGCACAGCTAGTCGCCGGCCGGGCTTCCCCGAACCGAAGATCATCGGTGGTGGAACACGACCCTCGCTCTACGATCTCGAAGAGCTGATCGAGTGGCGCGTTCAGCGAGGGGTCGGTGAACTAGTGGAGATGTTCGATCAGCCTCCGGCTGTTCGTGAGCTGCGCCGTGCCGGCATCGTGTACGCGTTCGAGTGCCTCAATCCCGAGTCAGGGGCGATCGAGTGCGGGTACGTCGGTCAGACCCGGCGCACGCTCGCTGAGCGCGAGGCAGAGCATCGCGGAGATAAGCCGTGGGCAGATCTCATCGTGGGGTCGGGTCGGGTGGTCTGGACCGGCGAGCCGACAGACGAGGAACTCGACGCGATCGAACTCCGCTTCATCCGCACTCTGAGCCCCCGGTACAACGTGGACGGTCAGCGCGGAGCGCCGCACGCCGTGCCGAAGTGGGAACAGCTCGATCAGCGCCACGCGCGAGACCGTCAGCTCGGCCGGGAATTGTGGGTGCCGATTGACGTGTACAACGGCGAGCGCCGACCGGAACGCGTTCAGGAATGGCGCCGACCGGCATAAGAAGACGCGACGAGAAAGATCAGGAGGAACTTAACACCCGTTTACAAACGTAACTGACGCAAGTAGTCGTGACCTGCGCTTTCGCAGAGACGCGACTTAAGTCAAGGGGAAGGAGACCCCGCAATGAACAGTCAGACCGATCGACCGAAGTTCAGTCCCCTCTTCTTCGGGCTCGCCGGCATCACCCTCGCGCTCGCCTCGTGGGGTTACTTCCGGCTGTTCGTCGACTTCGCCGGCATGCCTCCACAGCTCGCGGTCTTCGCGGTCTTCGGGCTCGACGTGGCAGCCGTGCTCATCGGTAAGCACGCGCTCACCGTGGCCGAAGACGGCGACTCGTCCCTTCCGTGGAACCTCACGCTGATCGGGCTCGTCGCAGTCGGCGCGTACGCGCAGTTCGCCCGGACCGTGCTCGCTCACGAGGCGCTCGCGATCGGCATCGTCAGCGCTGCGTTCCCGGTCGTGACCGTGCTTCTCTTCGAGGGTCAGCTTCGCCGGATCTACCGGCTGAACGGCCGGCGTGCCGGCCGGCTCGCCCCTCCCCGAGCGACGGTCGATCTCGTCACGTGGATCATGTACCGGAAGCTCGCAATGCGCGCGACGCGCCTCGCTGTGCTCGATCGGGGTCTCGACACCGACACCGCTCTGATGGTGGCCGAGCGGCAGCTTCAGATCGAAGCGGAGGCTTCTGTTCGTCCGCCTGCGCGCCGGATCATGCGCCGGACATACGCGTCTGAGCTGACCGGTGGGCAGCTCGTCGAGATCGAGCCGGGAACTCCTCCGGTGCATCGTCCGCCAAGCCCGGACAACGGGGGCGGACGCACGGCGGACGAGCCGGACGAGTCGGCGGACAATTCGGCGGACGAGCCGGTTTCCGTGTCCGATGTCCGGCAGCGTGGCGATCTCGCGCGAGCGGTCGACGAGGCTCGGGAAATCGTGGGCGATGATCCGGAGAAGGTAATTCGGATCGTGCGCATGCGGTTTCCGGACGCGCTGCCCGACAACATTCGCCGCACACTTTCCCGGCGAATGGCGAGCTGATACCCTTCGGTCAGCGTCTTGTCGGGCGCCGATCGGGATGGGTCGAGCGGCACCCCCTCTTCAGAAGCGAGGGGGTGCCGTTCCCATGTTGGGCGAGGGTGCCACGCTCCGAGCCCTTCCCTTCGCTCGCGTACTCGCACCCTCGCGTTCTGCGCCGGGCGAGCTGAGGAGACCCCGCGAAGAGGGCAGCTCGCCCGGCTGCTCTAGGGAGCGACCCACCTAGCGCGCAACGTCGGAAAGATCGCGTTGATTGCTGACGTTGCGATGATTCCGCCGCTCGTTTGGTTCGCGACGAGCTCTAGGTAATCCCCGGCGAGTAGTGGAACTTCGATCGCCATTGTCGCGAGACCGACACCGATACTCGCGCCACCGTTCGCGATGATGACGCGACCGCCGTTGATGCCAGTAGTTGACCCGTTCTTAGCGATCCTGATCTCACGCTGACCGGTCGCGTTCGGATCGTACGCAACCGTTGCCGACACGAGATACTGCCCCGGTGTATTGCACGTCAGCCGGGTCGGGTTCGTGACCGTCGAATGCATGTTATCGGTGTCGAAGTCTTCCGTGTCCAGCGGAAGCGCAGTCGGGACACCGTTCGAAAGGTTCTGCGCTACTGAGCGACGGCACTGCGCGCCGGGCGGATTCAGCAGGAACGAGAGAACGTCACCGACTCCGGCTTCGAGATCGGAAGCGGTCGCGAACAGACCGTCGTGCGCGATCCAGTCGTAAACGGTGGGGACGGTACCCATTACGCGGGCACCCCCTTAGACCAGTCGACGAAGACGGAAACATAAGGCGCTATGCCTTGAGTGAGGTAGACCCCCCACCCCTCTTCGTCCCACCACTCGGCCGGAACTCCCTGCTCGACATTCGCCTTCTCCATCGCGGTTTCCAGTTCCGGGGGAACTGTCGTCGCATCGAGATCGAGGGGGAGTACGTACGTCACGTATTCTGGTCCGGGCTTCGTGATCGTATACGTCCAGTTCACTTCGCCGCTAAACTCGGGTTCGGTCATCAGTGCGCGATCCTCGTCGTCAGCCCGATTTCGGAGTGACCGGCCACCCCGATTTGCCACACGTCATAAGGATCTGCCGGCGACGTGTTCAGCTCCATAGACCACTCTTCTTCACTGATCGTCTCTCCCCAACCTTCGATGAAGAGACCGAGCGACGACACCGGAGCCTGTGTCGGAAGGTTCACGATGCTGATCTTCGAACCGATGTCGAGAAGTAGAGCGGTCGAGATTACCGACGCGTCGTTCAGCAGTGAGAACTTCACACCGGTAATGCGGTTCCGCTGAATCCCGAACACGTTGACTCTCCATGCAGCGAGATCTCGAAGAGCGTCATCAGTCGTGGGAATCGCGTTGAGCTGTGCCTTCACTCGTCCGTGATCGTCCACGCTGTCTTGATTGACGACACGCGCCGAAGCTCCGTCAGATCTTTCCGCAGTTACGTCGTTCATCAGCCCGAAGTCATCGCCCCGGAACTTCACCGAATCGGGGTCGAGACGCTCTGAGTCGATCGCGAGCGACGGCGCTAGGTTATACCTAGCGTTCCGCAGCCGAAGTATCGAGCGGCCGGCTCCGTCGATGTAGAACTGACCGTCTTCGGTGGTTTCGACGAGACGCATCGCTTCGATCGGCTGCCCTTCGATCTCTTGCGGACCGACCGGCACCGGGTTAAACGAGCCGTCACCCGACACGAATCGCAGCGGGCTCTCAAGGTTCGTGTAGATACACAGCTTGTTCAGGCGAGCGTACGAAGTCGAGCCCGCACCGTCTGTGCCACGGAACGCCGAGAACCACCATCCGATGATGCCGCCCGTCGAGACCGGCCAGTTATAGAACCCGACGTGTGAGATGTACCCACGGAACAGCTCACTCGCCCGTCCCCCGACAGACACGACTGCCCACGTAGGAATCGCAGCAAGAGGGAACGTGACCGGCGTACCGAACGCATTTCCGTTCGCATAGAACGTGATGCGCCCGTTGCCTGCGCTCGGAACATCGAGCGTCGCCGTGTACATGGTCGGGTTGAGGCTCGTCATGCCGATTCCGGTGTCGACTTCGAACGTGCTGCCGGAATCAACATCGAAGTACGCTGCCGAGATGTTGCCGTTCGACCGCTTGCGGATGCCGAAGTATGAGCCGTTCGTCGCTGTCAGGAACGCGAGCGCTCCCTGTGTGATCGGTGAAGTCGACTCTTGCGCGAAGACATTCACAGTCGCACCGCGAGCTGAGAAGATCGCCGGCACCTTCCGAAGCTGCCCGCGAAGCCACGGACCGTTGCCATTCGACGCAGGATTGAACGCGACTGTCGTGCGCTTCTGAACATAGAACGGGGGAATGCCTGGCTCCGAGCCGAACGTGATGACTCCCCCACCCCCCGACTGCCGCACAGTCAGAGGAATCTCGTCGTTACCCGACAGATCGCCGGCCGACTGCGTTGTTCCGTCAACGCCGGCCGGCTCGTTCAGCGGGTAGTACGCGAACGGCACGTCATCGATAATGTCTTCGTCGAGTGTCGTGAGCAGCTCGCCACGATCCCCGAGCCGCTTGAACTTGTCGGTCGCTGTCAGAAGCGTCTCAGCGTGTAACCCCGGTCCGCCTTCCCACCCGGTAGGCCACTCGTTCACTTCCCCCGTGAAGCGCCACGAGAACACGCCGGCCGTGCTGTCAAACGTGGTCGCGACCGCACCTTCTTCGACTTGCACAGCATCGACGAAGATGTCTTCAGTACCGGCAGCGGTCGCGTTGTTCTGAACGTATAGCTCATGCACCGGAGCAGTCGCCGTGAATGTCACCGACTCGCGCTCGAACGCGTTGAGCGTGGTCGTATCCGACGTGCCGAAGCCGGTCACACCGAACCGCATCGCGGGGTCGCCCGTACCGACGCGCAGGTACAGCGACGCCGTGTACTGCTTCCCCGGAATGAACCCGTAAATCTTCTTACGGATCTTGTTCGTGCCTGCTACTCCGGCCGACAGAAGGATACGCATCGAAGTCGTACCGGACTGTGCGAACGATGTCGAAGATTGGATCGTAACCGTCGCCGTTCCAACCGACTCCCACGGATACAGCTTGTTTGACCCGGAGAACGGAGCTGTGCCATTGAACGAAGGATCTGTGTCGAGCTGCTTCCCGTTCCCCTTGCGCAGCACACCGAAGCGAATCCGCTTGCCGCTCTTCACGTTCGGGTAATACGGGCTCGCCGGCCGCTGCGCAGTGAACCGGCCGTCATTCCTCAGCGTGCACGCGAACGTGCTCGGCTGCATCTCGGAGAACTCGTCGGTACGACCACGAGTGACACGCACCCCGGCTTTCACGTCAAGATACGGCGTTATGTCTGTCCATACCTGCGACGCTGTTAAGTCATCAGGATTAGACGCGAACGCGCACTCTAGAACGTAAGCATCGGGCCGGGGCACGTATCCTCCTAATGCGCTAGTTCGAACTGCTTACCCTGCGACTGTGCCCACCGTTCGAGCAGATTCACGATCTGCCGGCCGGTTGCCACCGGGTCTAGCGCTCCGTCGACATGAATGTTCACGACCATACCCGCCCCAGTGCCAGCACCGAAAGGCACAGTCGAAGGAACCCCACCGGAGCCGCTCGCCCCGAAGTCGAAGTTCCCGGTTCCGCTCGCGACCGCTGCGTTCGTGACATCGCCCATTGCGCCCGTGACGGCGCGCAGCAGACCCGGCATCGCGTCGAGCATGCCTGCCGTGATGCCGGGCGGAATCCACCGGCCTACTTTATCGGCCATGACCCGAGACGGCGAACCAATCCCGAGACCGTGCATCACACCCGAAACGATGTTGCCGGCGACTCGTCGTGCTTCCGCCACGGCTGCCCCGGCAGCGTTGCCGATACCACGCACGAGACCCCGGATCACATCAGCTCCGGCGTTGAGAAGCCACGTACCGGCTCCGGCGAACGCTCCCCTGATCTTCCCGGGGAGGGAGGACAGAGCGGAAGCGGCTCGCCCCGGAAGCTGCCGGAACCATCCGAGAGCCCGGTTAACGCCGTTCACCGTGATCGATACGGCACTGTTCCACGCGTTCCGGAAGAACGTTCCGACTCTTGCCCCGAGCGAAGAGATCGCTGAAGCGGCTCGCCCCGGAAGCTGCCGGAACCAATTCACTATAGCTCGCGAACCGGCAACGGCGAGCGTGATGCCACGATTCCAGACCGATTGCCAGAACGACGCTATCCACCCGAGAAGCCGGATCACGGCGCGCTGCACTTGCCCCGGAAGCTCGATGAAGAAGCGGACCGTTCGGCCGATACCGTAGCCGACCCAATACGCTCCCTGTTCGAGCACGAATTTCCAGAATCGAATATACATGCCCGGGAAGGCGATCAGAGCGCCTAAGATTCGCCCCGGCAGCGCGACGAAGAAGTTCACCACTGCCTGAACAATCCCGGGTATCGCGCGCACGGCTGTCATGAACGCGCCTGCGATCCACTGCGCAGCTCCCGCTATCGCACGGCCGACCGCATCGACTGCGTTCCGGAACACGGTGATGTGCTTGTACGCGAGGATCACACCGATTACGAGTGCAGCCACCCCGAGCACGATGAGCGTGATCGGAGCGAGAAGTACGGCGAGCGCTGCGTTCGCAAGCCACACAGCTCCGGCGAACACCGTCGTCGCTGCCGACCCGATTCCGGTCGCGATCGCGTACGCGACCTTCGCCGCTGTGTTCGCTTCGGTGGCGAGAGTCTGCCCTAGCATCGCCGTTGTCAGACCGGTGATGACTCCGGCGAAGACGCTGACGGCACCCATCAGTCGAGTAACGATCATCGCACCCTGCATCGCGACCGACCATGCGATGAACGCTGCAACGATTCCGGTCAAGACCGGCTGCGGAATCGCGTTGATGATCTGCGTCAGTGAAGTCGCGATCGCGAGCGACACCGGGGCGAGGGGAGCGGCAGCCTGCGCGAGCGACCCGATAGAAGTCGCGATGCCGAGCAGAAGCGCACCCATGCGGCCGCCGTTTGCGTTCACGTAGTCGATGATCCGCTGAACGCCGGCAGCGCCCGGACCCCTTGCCCATCCGGCGAACGCGAGCGAGAGACGGTCAATGCCGTTCACGATTCCGTCAGTCGTCGTCAGGAACGGCGCGAGAAGGTAGCCGATGCCGGCTCCGAGCGAGATCGCGATTCCGCCGAACTGCTCTAGGGTCGGCAGCGCCTTCGCTGACAGAAAGTTGATGAACCGGTCTAGTCCGCCCCGGTTCACGAATCCCTGTATCGCGACGAGCAGCTCATTCGCCGCTTGTGCTCCGGCGATGAAGAGCGGTCGCAGCTTCGGAATGATCGATGTCAGAAGCGAGAACCCTCGCGTCATGATCGAGAGCGTCCCCGGCTTCACGGAGTCGACGAAGTTCTGCCATGCCGTCTTCAGACTGTCGAGCGCCATGACGGCAGCTCGCGTCGGGGCAGGAAGCAGAGCGAGGCGCGCACGGTATTCGAGAAGCGCCTTATCGCGAGACTTGATGAGAGTCGACTGCTTCACCGTGCCGAACGGTGCCATGCTGATTTCTTGGTTCAGCAGTCGGATCTTATCCCGCAGATCGTCGCTCTTCTTCGACGCGTCTGCGACTTCCTTGAACGTGGTCGCGAAGACCGCTCCGAACACACCGACCGCAGCTCCGGCAGACGCGAAGGCAGCGCCGAGCCCGACCGTACCGACTGCCGCTGCCCCGAGCACGGGGAGGAGTGCCGGGCCGAGAGCGGCAGCCGTGGTCGCGAGCGGACCGAGACCGATGACGTTGAGGTTCCGGAGCTTCTGTGCCGTGCGGTCGGTAGAGTCACCGACGTTCTTCATCACGCGCGACGCGAAGTCTTTCGCGAGGATAAGGAAGGTAACGTTCCGCTCAGCCATTGGGTTTCGCTGCCTTCCTCATCGCCTCTTCACGATCCGCTAGGTACTGCTCAAGTTTGTCGAACTCGTCGACTGTGAGAAGTCTCGTCTCCCACGGCCGAATGTGCAGTACCTCTGCGAACGATCCCATCAGCCGGAGTCGTCGCCTTTCTCGGCCGTGGATTGCGAGTTTCCCGGGTTCGCCTCGTCTTCGTCCGGGTCGAAGTCGAGATGATTCAGCTCCGGCTCTCCGAGAGCGATCAGAACGTCTCGCTTCTCCTCGTCTGACATGTCGTCGTTCTTCTTCAGCTCTTCCCTGATCCGGCGCTTCTCGTCGTCGTCGAGAGAGATGTCGAGTTCGTTCATGCGGAAGTGAACGTTCCTGAACCTCAAGCCGGGGTTCTGCCGCTTGAGCAGAACCCACACGAGAGCGCGACCGCACAGCGCGCTTCCGTTCATGAGCTGCTGACCCCACTGCGCGAAGGTGAGTTCAGTCACCTTCTCGATGTCTTCAGCTTCGGTCGAGCCGAGTTCGTTCGGCTTCAGCTCAAGCCATTCGAACTCGCCCATCTGATCGCTTGTCAGCTTGATGTTCACGTGTGGGAACCTCCGAGTTTGTTCGCTACGGCTGTGCACGCAGCGAGGATCTCCGCTCTTACTCCGGTGTCAGCTTCGCGTTCCATGCGATCGCTGAACCATCCCGGCTTGACTTCCTGATCTCTCCACGGTCGCTTGCCGTACGTCAGGTGACGGATACGACCACGGTCCATTGAATCGAGATCGTATGTCTTGCCGGTCTCTTCCCCGATCTGCCCCCGGCCGACGATTCTGATCGAGGGGTTGCGCACTCCGAGTCTCGTGTTCACGGAGAACTTCGAAGCGGCAACCCTCTCGGCCAGACCCCCGGATTGTGGCAGCTCTTCGAGCGCTGCCGCTTTCGCTGCGGGCTTCAGTGGCTTCGCTCCCCGCTGAATGCCCCGAAACAGCTCGCGTCGAAGCTCTCTGTCGCCGGCAGCCTTGAGATCTCGCGCCACTGCCGCGAGCTGCTCGACTCCGATGACTTCGACGCTCACGACTTCCCCCGATCAGAGAACGCTGTCCGTGCTCTGGTACTCGCAGAGCGCGAGCGCCGTGATCGTCTGAGCGAGATCGACATACGCCGTGTAGTCGAAATCGGTCGTGATGACATCGGGACCGTCCGCAGACGGTGTGTCGGTGTCGAAGTAGATCGCCGGCAAGGTGAGCCGGAACGTGTACGGGAACGTCGTCGCGATGATCGGGCCGATGAACTCCCACACGAGGGCAGCCGGAGTGTCGTCGCGATACCGGTCAGCGAAGTCGGCTGCGACTTTGTAGTCGACGGAGATGGTTCCGGAGACTTCGACGAGATCGTTCGAAACGGGCTCTTCCTTCAGACCGGCATTGTTCGCGTAGAACATGTCAGTCTTCAGCTTGCGCTCGATCTTGCACGTGACCTTCCGGACACCGCCGACCGCTGCCACCCCGGCGACCGTTGTTCCGAGCTTCACACCCATCTGTGCGAAGTGGAACGGCTTTCGGGCGGTCGCGAAGCTCGCCGCTGCGAGCGCCTGCGTCTCGACGACATTCCGAATGTCGCCGTCGATGTTGACGGTCAGCAGATCACCGACACCGCACGAGAACTCTGCCGAAGTGACCTTCGCGCCGATGCCGCTCTGTGCGATGACGGAGCCACCCGTAAGCGGGTTGCCCTGCTGTGCCGTGAAGATCTTGCCGGCCGTGTCGACGAGCGTATGCGTCTGAAGCAGAGCGGTCGGCGCGGTCTGCGCGACCGGTGTAACCGTTCCGCCGAAGATCTGATTGAGCAGAAGACCCATGTCGCGATCCGACACGACGAGATCTTCGATCGTGAGCGCTCCGGCTTGATACGTCTGCGCCCGACCGTCTACACGCTTGCCGAGCCGTCCAGCAGCGAGACCGGTCCAATCGGCCGTGTTCTTCGACTTCTTCACGCTCGACTTGCCGACTTCGTAGAAACGGGTCGGCGCTTGGTACGTCTGGTACGCACTCTGCGCCGCAATCCCGAACTGCGAGCCGAGCCCGCTGCCGATTGCCACTGCGTCACTTCCCCTTCGTGGTCGTCTTCTTCGCCGGCTCGGCCGACTCGCTCACCGGCTCGTCCGGTAGCGGCTGTTCCGTGCTTGCTTCCGGGTCGTAATTCTTCGGCGGCCACGGAAAGCCCTTGACTTCGAAGAAGTGCGGTTGGCACGCGTACGACTCGTCGAACTCGTCGGGGACGGTGAACGTCTGATCGGGCTCGATCCGACGAAGGTAACCGTCCGGCAGAATGGCGACTTCTCTCGGCTCGTCACCGACATAGGTAACCTGAGACACTCCGCTCTCCCCTAGCTTGTGAGGTAAGCCCGGCAGTCGATGCCGAACTGAACTTGAATCGTGACGCCGCGATCGGTGAAGAACTGCCGGAGCCGATCGACACCGCCGAACCCGCTGTATAGCACGGGACCGGCTGTCACCCCGTCTCCGAGATCGATGTGTGCGAGAAGTACGGTCTCGACTGTTCGCAGTATCTCGAACAGCTCGGCCCGGCAGCCTCGCACGTCTTCGCCACCGTCCATGACGAGCGCGACACAACCGATCGTGAACCGCTCGTCTTTGTCACGGGGGAGACCAGTTCCGCCCCATTGCTGTTCACCGGTAGCTGAGTCGCCGTCTTCACCGTCGACATCAGCGCCGATGAACAAGTACCGCCTACCGTCGCCCCGTTGCTCGCCGGCTGTGCGAAGCGGATTCCACTCGAACGGCGGACCGTCGATCACGTCCACTGTGGACATGGCGGCATCCGCTGCGATGAGATCGACGGCAGCCACGATCGCAGCGTGCATCGCGCTCGTTCTCACGTGGCGAGCCCCGTTCTCGTGCCGAGAGGCTTGAGCAGCTCGACGGCGCGATTCGGAATCGAGAAACCAAACCCGGGGAGAACCGTCGTGTCGTCACTGTTCCCTCGCCGTACCGCTGTGCTCACGGCACCCCGACCCCGCTGCGTCTCCCACAAGTGGGCTAGAATCACCTTCGCAGCGTGACTCATCGCTTCGGGGATGATTCGACGGCCGGCGACGTACACCGCGTACCACCGACCGTGACTGAGGTAGATCGTGCCGTCAGTCGGATAGATCATCCCGCTTTCGTTGTCAACGGTGAGCGTCGTCGTGTCGAACGCTGTGCCGTAGAACGCGAGCGAAGTCAGAGAAATGATCGGTGCGTGCGGCAGAACGAGCGAGTATCCGCCACCGTCGATGAATCGCCTGACGGTTTTCGGCTCGACTGACCCGGCGAGGTATTCGACGGCCGGGGTTAGGGTCCGGATGAACCCTAGAATCTCGTCGTCGTGGGTCGGGTTGTCAAGCGCGATGTTCAGATACTTCTTCCCGTCGTCGAGCCCTAGCAATTCCTGCGCGAAGGGATCGAAGACATCGATCACGCCGTTCCGAACGGTCTTGCCGGGGTCCGTTGTCGAGAATACCCATGCGTAATGACCGAAGTCTTCGATGTCCGTGTCGAGAATCGAGTGATACAGCCCGGTCCCGTCGTGCGCCGGAACAGCGATGTCGGCCGGCACATCGGTATCGGGGGAAAGGAGCTGCATCCGCACCGACCCCGGATCGACGAGTTCGCCGGAGAGATCGGTAACTTCGAAGTCGAGCCGTACCGGCTGCCCGCTAGGCACTCTCACGACGCACCCTTCCTCACTGTGACCCGAGCCGAACCGGGGAAGCTGATCGCGACACCGGCTGCGCCGGTCGAGCGGACCCTGACGGAACTCGACGAGCCCGGCCGGGTTGAGACGGATGCCGAGCCAACGAAGCCCGGAGTGTGCGTGTTCGCGCTGATTCCGAGCACGGCGATCGCGACGAGCTGCGCGAGCGCCTTCTGATCGAGACGTGCCGAGACGCTGAGAGCCGCTGTGCCGGTCAGAGCGACCCCGGCCGGCACAACCACTACCCCGAGCCCGGAGAGGCTCGCAGCGGCGAGAAGAGCCACCGGGGCGACCGCGATGCGCTGACCGGCCACGGTGAGCAGGGACGAGGCGACAAGATCAGCCTCAGTCTGCCCGGCGATCAAGCCTGCGACGGTCAAAGTCGACTGCGCGTTCAGGGTCACGACCCCGAGTACGGTGACCAGACCAGACACCGCAAACAGGGATGAAGCGGACAGATCGACGGCGCTGAGCTTCCCCACGACGCCGGCAACACTGAACGCCGAGCCGGCAGTGAGCGCCGCCGTCGCGATCGCCGTACGCTGTCCACTGATCGCAAGCGTGGCCGAAGCGACGAGAGCGGCTGCCGTTTGCCCGGCGACTGTCGCTGCGACACCTAGCGACGCATCCGCAGTCAACGCAGCTACGCCGAGCACGGTGCGCGTGCCGGCTGCCGTCAGAGTCGCTCCGGCCACGATTGCGACCGACCCGAGCACGGTGACAACCCCGGTTGTCGAGAGACTCGACGCAGCGCTCAGCGCCGCTGTTCCGGGGCGAGTGACGACACCGCTCGCGCTCAGCGAAGCGGCAGCGATCAGATCAGCGGCAGCGCTCGCCCCACCGATCACCGTGCCGGTTGCAGCCAATGTCGACGAAGCAGCGAGCGCAGCGCTCGCGAGCTTCGACACTACGGCTGCCGTGGAAAGATCCGAACTTGCTGCGAGGTTCGCGACCCCGAGTCGGGTCACGACCCCCGATGCGCCTAGGGTCGCACCGGCCGTGAGCGCAGCAGTCCCGAGCCGGGTCACGATCCCAGCGACGGCGAGTTGCGCGCTCGCCGTCAGACCGGCAGCACCGAAGCCGGCCAGGGTAGCGGATGCCGAGAGGGATGCGGTCGCCGTGAGCGATGCGCTCGCGATCTTCGAGACGACGCCGGTTGCGGCGAGGCTCGACGACGCCGTGAGCGATGCGCTCGCGACCTTGGTAACGACGCCGGTTGCAGCAAGGCTCGACGACGCTGCGAGCGATGCGCTCGCGAGAGCTGTAACGGTCCCCGTTGCAACGAGGCTCGCCGTTGCCGTCAGCGCAGCCGAGCCGTTCTGCGTCGCCGGTCCACCGGCACGGATCTCGAAGATGACCGTGTTCGCCTGCGAAGCGTCCGGAGTCACCCACGACGACGAGTTCGACACGCCGGCCGAGCCCGCTTCGTAGCCGACCGACCCGGAAGCCTGTCCGCTGATCGTCCATGTGTCTTCAACGAGATCCGAAGAGTTCATCGTCGCCGGAGCAGTCCAATCGGACGCGCCGGAGATGATGAGCCCCGTCGTCTGCGGAGTGATCGCAGCAGTCGTGATCGTGGCAGCCGTCGATGTGCCCGGCGCGCTCGAACCGATCGGGGTCGTCGAGTCGTACCCACTGCGGATGATGTACAGCTTCGACGCGAGACCATTCGCCCCGGCACCGATTGACACGGCTGCCGTGACGGTCGCCGTTGTCTGCGAAGCGAACGCTCTCCGGTACGCGCCGACGAAGCCGGGTTGCCCGCCCGTAAGCGATTGATCCTCAATCAGCGTCCACGTATTACCGGCTGAGTCGGTGACAGTTCCGGTTAGGTTGCTGCCGCTCGGCCCGTTCGCCGTGACGACGAGGATTCCGAGCGAACCTGCCGGGAAGGTACGACTCGCGCTTACGACTGAAGTCGCTCCGGCGTTCGAGTTCAGATCTGTCGGGAACTCTTCGAACTCGATCCCGTTGACGACGTGAAGTGCCTGCCCGGTCGTGACAAGCGACGCGCTCGCCGTCAGATCTGCCGAACCCTGCTGCTCCGGGGGAAGGAACACGAGGTTTTGTGAAAACTCAATCCATGCAACCGTGCCGGTCGTATCACCTTCGGTGACTGCGTGATCGGTGCCGTTACCGCCGATCACCATGTCATACTGCGGGCTCGTACCGGTCGAGCTGAGACCGTAGCCGACTTCTACTAGAATGCGGTCGCCGGCTTGCACGTTGACTGTTCCGGTGCCAGCAACGTTCGCCATGATCTGACCGGACAGCGACGTACCTAGTTCAGTCGTGCTCGATGTCGCCTGCATCGAGTTCATGACGGCACGCACAGTCGAACCGTCATTCGAAATGATCTTTGTTACGCGCCACCGCTTGTTAACGTTGTCGGTAGTGGAGAGTTCTCGCCCCCGGCACATTAACGTGACGGTTCCACCCGTGATCGTCTGCGCGTCGAGTGGATCAGAGATAAGCTGAAAGGCGAGCGCGTTGTTACCCGCACCCGACGTGACATTGACGGCGGACCGGGTTTCGGTAGTGGCAGCCTTAGTCAGCGAAAGACCACGACGTACAGCGCTAGTTGTATCAATCCACCCCGAGTCGAACGCCGGAGAGACGGGGGCAGCCGTGTTAGCAACGCCATACAGCCTCGTCGCCACGGCTGCCCCCGTTCAGCTCAGAGATCGGTCGCCGTGAGCGCGCCCGACGCGATCGTGAACGTATCGCCGCTCGCCGTGGTCTTGTTCGCCGCGAGCGCACCCCACCACTTCCGCTTGGGAGTGCCGGCCGAATCCCACAGCTCGACACCGACGATCGTCGCAGCGGGCATGTTCGTCACAGAAACCGCAGCGTTCGACGCTGCCTGACCGGTAGTCGTGCTCGCGCTCGCGAAGGTGACGGTCGGCGCTCCGGTGCCGGACGTGTACCCGCCCCCGGTTGTCAGCTCCGTTCCGTTCGCCGTGGCTGAGCCGTTCGCCGTCATGAAGCGAACGTGAATCGGCGTTGTCGTCGCGACGAAGGATGCCGTGCCGAGCGAAGCATCGACGATGTTTGCTGCGTGCGCAGCGTCGAGACCCGGCATCAGTCGTCACTCCCCCCGGCGTACACGCGCATCGGCTGCGATTCGAGCAACGCAAGCAGCTCGTCGCCCGTCTTCCCGCTGCCGGCTCGCTCCGGTGCGCCGCACTGAGCTTCGGGCTCGGCCGGGCAACCGGCAGCGGCGCAGCAGTCGAGATGACGAACCTGCGTGTCATCTTGCATGATCTCCGTCAGCGCCTCGTCGGGAATGCCGTTCGCGATCAGGCGCTTCAGAATGACACCTTCGGGTACGCCGGCATCTCCCTTCGGAGTCGCCACGACGTGACGAGGGTCGGTGTCGACTCCCCCGCACAACTCACACCCCCGAAGGGGTCGGTCACTATCCACTTCAGTCCCTTCGAGAATGGAACCGGGGGCGACCGGGGTTCCCAACCGACCGCCCCCGGTCGTTCACTTCGTCTGCGCGGTCTCCCGCGAGACGGCTGTGTTCGACCGCTTGTCGCGCTCCTTCGCACGGTCAGCGAACGTCGAGTTCCGGTGCGAAGTCGCACCATCCACGATGGACGCACCGGCCGAAGCCGACACCTGATCGACGGGCACCGGGTCACCGTGATCCGGCTTGTCGTGACTCACGTCGCTCGTGTCAATGGTCGAGAACCCGTACTTCGAGTTCAGCGCCGCATCGGTCTCGTCGACACCGACATCGGTCGGGACGCTCGCCGTCGAGTCGGTGCGCTTGTCGGCCGTCGTGTCCGGCTCGCGCGGGTCGGTCTTGTCGTCGGGGGCGGTTGTGCCGCTGCCCGACTTCGGGGCGGTTGCCATGCTTCCTCTTCCTTCGTTGGGCAGGGATTCTCCGGAGTGTCGGTGCGCGACTGTCCGGGGTTACTCCGAGTAGATCCGCACTTCGAACGTGAAGCTCGGAGTCGTACCGCCGATCGTCCACGACACACGAAGTAAGTCGGTGAACGGCGCGACCACGTTGACCACTTCGCGAGAGATCGCCGTCTTCTGCGCGAAGGTGCCGACCGTGTTCCACGTAGCGCCGCCGTCGACAGAATCTTCGATCAGAACGTTCAGCGTCGGCGTTGTTCCGCTTGCGGCGGAAACGTTGAGCTGTGCTCGCAGGGTCTTCGCTGACCCGAAACCACCGATCGGGCCGCTGTTGCCGTTCGTGTTGCGAGCGGCAGAAGCGACCGTGACATCGGTGATTCCGGGCGAAGCGAGATCATCGCGCGGCATGGGTCAGACGGCCGTGATCGTGCAGAACGCCTGCGAGTCGAGCACGCCGAAGCCGGCACGCATCTCGGCCAGGATCGCGAGAAGGTTCCGCGTGAAGAAGTCCATGTGCGAATCCGTCACGCTGACGGAAATGCCCTCACGCTCCCACAGCACGCCGAACCGGAAATCACCGACGAGAGCAGTGTTCGCGGCGAGACCCTCGCTCACGACGACGCGCAGACCCCAAATCGAGTTGAGCTGATCGAGGGAAGCGCGAGGATCGCCGAGAATGTAGTTCCCTTGCGTGTCCTTCGCGAGAAGGAACCCGGTCGAGTACCAGTCGTCGGGGTGGATGACCATTGCAGTAGGCCGGCGACGACCGGTGACCCGAACTGCCTTGATCGCGTCGACAACCGCGTCGATGTCGGTGCCGGCCGAACCGACCGTGAGCGGCGAGCTGTTCATGATCCCAAGGAAGTTCTCCCCGGAACCGGAGCCGCTCAAGATCTGGTCTTCGAGTTCCTCGTTCAGCCCGTAGCGCAGGAACGAGTCGACGATCGTGCGCACCTGACCGGCGTCCGAAGCGGCGCGCTTCGTCATCGGCATCCAGTGCGCGAGCGTCTTGATCGTGGTCGTGACCTTCTCAAGCGCGACGCCTGATTCGGGCTTGTACCCGCCCGAAGTCAGCTCGCCACCGGTCGGCGCGTTGTACGTCGCCGGAAGACCGCTCTGCGTCGCCTCCGGAACCGGCGCAGCGTTGTTCGTCTTGCCGGTGATCCGGACGTACTCGATCGTGTCGCTCTCCGTCGAGCCGTGCGTGACCAGATCCGAGACGGTCAGCTCGCGCTCGCCCACGAGATCCGTAACGGGGGTATAAATGTCGTTCCGGATGAACGCGCCACCGGAAGTGTCAGAAGCGCCGGTGACGAGCGACTTCAGACCCATCTCGGGGGTGAAGAACGTCGGGGACTGAATCCCCTTCGTCGAGTCGGGAATAACTCCATCCCGGCCGCCGTAGCGCTTCGTGAACTCCTTGAACTGGTCCGACTCCGTGAAGAGCTGACCCCACGTCTTGCCCTGCGGGTTGCCGGCCAGACCGGAGGGAGTGAGCGCCGCGCGAGCGGTCTTCATCGCCTGCGCGTCGAGCTGCTCCGGGTCGGGCTCTGCGAGCGACTTCAGGAACGAACGCGCGTCGTCGAGATCCTTGCGCGCCTCTCCCTCGTCGAGAACTTGCTGCTTCAGGCTCTTCACTTCGCGAGCGCGACGAAGAAGTTCCTGCGTCTGCTCGCCGGTCTGCGGACCGGTCTGCTTGTCGATCTCGTCAGCGAGCGTCTGAAGCCCCTTGACTTCGGCTTCCATGCGCTCACGCAGTGCGGAAGGCACCGTGCTTCTCCGTTCGTGTCCGGCTCGTCAGTCGACGAGCGCTAGTGCGGTCTCTGCGTCTGCGAGAGCCGCATGTGCCATTGCGAGCGCCGAAGCCTCATCGGCAGGAACGGCAGACTTCGAGTCGGCAGTTCCGGCAGAGTCGGGCTTGGGGGCAGACTTTCCATCATCGCTCTTCACCGGCTCGTAAACGACCTTCGCGACAACTTCGATCGCGTCGCCGGTCATCTTCGCTTCGTTACCGGTGACTTCGTAGTTCTGCTGAAGCATGCGGGGTCCGGTCTTCGATGAGTAGACCCGGAACACCGCCCACTCGTCGGTGTAGTCGATCAGGTAGGCGTACGACCGTTCTCCTCCGTGCGCCTGCTCGATCGCCCGGTTCAGCGCCTCCGAGAGCACGCTTGCCGTCAGCCCGTGACCCTTGAACATCGGACGGTCAAAGCCACGCACGCGAGCGATCGTGCCGTCATCACCGGGGAGAGCTGAGCGATCAGCGAATGCCTTCGCGCTGATGACGTTCGCACCACGGTTCGAAGGGATCGGGGTGAAGGCACCGTTCAAGATCTCAGCCTTGACGATGGTCGGCACACCGTCACGCTGTTCGTACTCAGCGCCCATGAAAGCGACGCTCGTCGAGCGAACGTGACCCTCGCGAACGAGGGTCCGTACCTTCTGCGCTTCGGGGATCGATGACCATGTGCCGGCGACCTTGAGCAGATCACCGTCGTATCGCGGGGTTCCACTGCCGACCGTCGTCGCGACGCTCATTCCGTGGTCGATGTCGAAGCTCATGTGCTCCGGCAGCGGTTCGAAAGCCTTCACAGCGATCGACTCGCCGTCTCTGTCGACTTCCGGAGTCGAGAGAATGACTTCGAACTGTCCGGGGAACTCATCCGCTCCGCCGATATCCTTGACCGTGCCGAACGCGTACAGCTTGTTCATGCTGCGATCTCCTTCTGAATCGTCTTCAGCCGGGCTCGCAGCTCCGGCACGCTCTCGTCGAGATCGAATGCCTTGCGACACTCTGCGATGACTTTTTGCCCGAACACCGGGTCAAGACCATCGATAAGCGCAGTCTCGTCGATGTCGCGCACGTCCACGATCCGGCTGAGTCGCCCCATGACCGTTCGCATGCCCACGTCGAGCCGGCGAGCTGAGACACGCACGGTGCGCTTCGCCGGCTCGTCGGCAGTGTCGTCAGCATTGTCGGCCGGAGCCGGGTCATTCTGTGAGCCCGGCGCTCCGGCATCGATCGGACCCGGCTCGCTGAGCCGTTCGAGCGGCAGCGTCGCTGTGTTCACAAGAATGACGTCGGTGCCATCCTTGAACGGCAGATTCTCTGCGCGACGCTTCTCAGCGATCGTCATGTAATCAGCCTTCGAGAACGCAGTCGTACGCTGTTCGAAGTCGCCTCTCAGCACACCGTCAAGCAAGAACTCGGCGTACTCGTTCGCAGCGAAGTCAGGCGCTCGAAGCTGCGTGTCGACATCGCTTTCGAACGCACGCAGGATCGCTGCCATTGTGTCTCGATACAGCGACCGCATTTGCTCTGTGATGTTCGAATACGTCGCGTTGTCGAGGATCTGCACAGCCGGGGGCGGCATGTCGTACACCGCGCAGACTTCCTCGCGGTTCAGCTTCCGGCTCTCGATGTACTGCGCGTCGTCGGCCGAGATCGTGAGTGGAGCCGGCTCCATGCCCTCTTCGAGAACGAGCGTCTTGCCGGTGTTCCATGCACCCGTGTACATGCCGTCGAACTGACCCTTGAGCCGAGCCTGCGCACCGTCGCTGAGATTGCTCGGGTGCTTCAGCACGAAGCCGGGGCGAGCGCCGTTGCGCCAGAACGCAGAAGTCGCAGCCTTCGACGACGCTTCGTGCTCAAGCGTCGAGCGCAGCGGTTCGAGCGCGCTCATCCCCCGACCGTCCGGGTTCGGGTTCCACGACTTGAAGTACACGAGATCGGCCGGCTTGATGCCCTGAAGCTGAGCCTTCCCGTTCGAGAAGTTCCACACGTCGCGAGCTTCGTCGTACTGCATTCCGGTCGGGTGAAGGGGGACGAGTTGGAACGGTCTTCCCCCACGGTCGCGCCGCTTGTACCAGAACGCTTCTCCGAACACGTCGTACGTGCTACTCGTCCACTCCCAAAAGCGGTACGGCGAGATCGCCGGATTCGGGTTGTCGAGAAGCATCTTGTACGGGCTCGTCGGTGCCGCTTCGGGTCGGTTCAGATCGTCCCTGATGTACGTCTTCAGGGGAAGGCGCGCGAGAGATCGAGCGCGCTTCGACACGACCACGTACACCCACGGCTGCCGGCGATACATTCCGTGATACCCGTGCCAGTGGTTCGGCCGTTCGTAGTTGTAGAACCAATCCGACGTGGCTCCGGGGAAGTACGGGGTCTTGACCGCAACTCCCGACGAGATCAGCACACTTCCCCCCTAGGGCTTCTGAACGTACGCGATGTCGGATACGAAGATCAGAAGCTCACCGTCGACAGGCAAGTTCTCTCGCTTATCGGCCATGCCGATGCCTGCCGCTCCGCGTAGCACGATCTCGCGCGGGGTCTCCTCCCACAGCACACCCGAGAACGTTTCACCGGTCTTCATCGTGACCACGATCTGATCGCGAACGAGTCGCTCGATTCCAGCCGGGTCGGGGGGAGGGGGAGGGTCGGACGGCTCAGCGCGGGTCGCTCGACGCAGCTCGTACCACCCGATCAGTAGAGCAACGGCGAGAAGTGTGAGCACACCGATCGCGATGATTCCCGGCACGTTCACAGCTCGACCATCCCTCTCGACTCGTACACCGATGTCGTCGGCGCGTTCAGCCGAGCGAGCGCTAGGTATTGGTACAGCGCTATCGTCATCGCCTCAACCGGTGAAGTGTCGGTCGCTTCCTTACGCGACCACGTGAACCCGTCGCCTAGTGGACGCTTGTTCGCGGTCGCGACTGCGCGCGTCAGCTCCGGCTGCCCGAAGTGACAGAAGCGGGGATTGTCGCCGGCCACTTCAGACAGGAACAGCCCGAACGCGCGAGCCGTCTCCTGCATCCCGATTTCGATCAGCGGAACGTCAGCGTCGATTAGGGGAGCGATCAGCCTGCCGGCCGGCCCGCCACGATCGACCACGACCCCGAGATTCGGGTTCGCCTTTGTCAGCGCGCTCAGCGCATCGACTGCCCACATCGCGCCGGCTTTGTGCTCGATCACTTGCCCGACGAACTGCCCGTCAATCGAGCCAAGCACGACGATCGCGGTCTCTTGCGCGTCCGGCCACGCTGAAGCAACGGCGAAAATGACCGGACCGTCAGGCCGAATCGGCTCGACTTCGCGCTCTTCCCATGCCGTCCGGGTGATGATCGACCATTCGGGAACGGCATCTTTGCGCACCCACCGGTTCAGGAAGGCGCGAGAAAAGTCGATCAGGCCCATGTCGTCAAGTTCGGCACGGATCGCTTCTTCGGTCTGCGTGTAGCCGAGAGCCGGCATGCAGCCGTACCACGTCTCGGGGTCGTACGGGTCTTCGTCTTCCGGGCTTGACCACTCGAAGTAGCAGCGGCCGGTCGTGCGTCCCTTCGCTACGGCGAGCCGACCGGCTGCGACTTCCTCTTCGAGATACGGCGACTCGCCCAACCATCCGGCCGTACTGAGAACCCCGAGCTGCTTGTTCACTCGGGTAATCATCGCCGGCCGAAATGCCTGCTCTAGTCGCCGGTCTTGCTGCGCGAAAGCCTCATCGATGTACGCTTCGTCGATGGTTCCGCCGTGACCGGCTTTCTCCGTGTTCGACTCGATGCCGAATCGCGTGCTGTTCGGGAAGCGAATATGCTCCGAACCGTTGCGCTTCTGTACCTTGATCTTCGGTCCGAAGTACCGATTCTCTTCGAGGACAGTCGCAAAGTCTTCTTCCCACTTCTCGCGAGCCTTCTCGCGAGTCTGTGCGGTATAGACGATCTTCTGTCGACGGCCAAAGAACTCCGTCGCCATGCCCCGATGAACAGCCTTCGCGAGAACGAGCGTCGTCTTTCCGCTCTGCCGGGGGACAGTCAGCCCGAACTTCGAGTACGCGAGCCGACCGGTGTCCGGGTCGATCTCAAGCGCAACGTCTGCGACGTACTGCTGCCACGGCATGAACGGGGTGCCGATTCGAGCTGCGACCATGCCCACGGCCGGGCCGAGAGTGAGCCGGCTCGGCGTTCTAGGTGTCCCGAACCGGGGAAGGGTTCGGGCTCGGCGCGGAGATCGCAGACTCGAACTCATCGCCTTCGCCTCCGGGTGCGTTCACGATCGTGTCGACGGTCATCCGCAGCTCGCGCGCAGTGCCGGCGAGAGGCGCCTTCGTGTCGTTTCGATCCTCGTCGAGTGACCGTGCGAGCCGGCGAGCGACCGCCCCGAGCGTCTCTGCGAACGGGTGACCACTGCTGACGGCTGCGAGATCGGCGCGCACGTGCGCCTCAACATCACCGAAAGCGCCGCTGTGATGGTCGCCTGCGTCGAAGGGGTCGCCTATACCCACGTCTCACCCCTCCGTGCGGCAGCGGCGCGCTGAGCGCGCTTCTCGCGGGCTCTCCGGCGACGGTCTCTGCGGTTCTCGACGACGTACACCGGCTCGCGACGATCGGTCGCAACTTCGGTCAGTTCTCGCGCGAGCCACTCGCCCACGAACGCCGGGTTCGTCGGCACACCGTTTCCGGTCACTTTCTGTCACCCCTTCGCGTCCGTTTCCACTTTGGACTGTCCACATTGGACTGTGCTCGTTCGCTGAAAACGGTCAAGATCGCTCGCCGAAATCCTCGCGGGAGAGAAAAACGGCGGC